CAATACGGCCGTATCTTTGTATCAGTGGATCTTACAGATGTTGATGGATTGCCAAAGATCAAGGAAGATGAATACAAGAGATTCCTACGCTCACGTTCATCTGTAGCCATGGAGCCGTTGTTTATCACGCCTGACTATACGTACCTCAAGGTCGACAGCACTGTAAGGTACAACATCAACAGAACCGGCCAGAATCCAGAAGATCTTCGTACATATGTTATCGATGCTATTCTGAACTATGCATCGATCAACCTAAATAGTTTTGCCAAAACATTCAGATATTCAAAGATGGTCCAGGCGATCGATGCTACAGACGCAAGTATTATCAGTAACGAGACGGATATTAATCTAGTCAAGTACCTGACGCCAGATCTTGGTGTTCCACTTAACCTGACAGTCGACTTCAAGTGCCCACTGACACAAGAGATTCCTCTACTCGGTGACGAGCATCCTATGATCGACGTGCATGGTGTGACATCAACACCGTTTACGTATACCGGCATTCAGAACTGTATCCTTGAAGATAACGGTGATGGTGTTATCAGAATCGTAACACCTTCTGGTGCAAACCACAAGAAGGTGGTTGACATCGGTACAGTCGACTATGATACCGGTGTGGTTAGACTAAATAACTTTACCATTCAGAACTATTCTGGCACATCGCTTAAGATCTATGCAGAACCAAGATCACGTGATATCACTGCTATCCAGAATGTGATATTAAATATTATCGAATCGGACGTGAACATCACAATCGAACAGATTAGAGAATAATGAAGAAAATAGAATCGATCATCTCTCCTCTCATAGAGAACCAGTTTCCTTCTTTCTACCAGGAAGAGGGGCCGCAGTTCATTGCCTTCGTCAAGGCATACTACGAGTGGATGGAGACTGCAAACAACGTCCTGTATCAGGCACGTAAACTTCCTGATTACAGAGATATCGATACGACTGTTGATGAGTTCATCCTACAGTTTAAAGAAAAGTATCTTAAGAATATCCAGTTCGACACAGCAACAAACAAAGAGCTTCTGGTAAAGAACTCTCTTGATCTGTATCGTTCAAAGGGAACAGAGAGATCGATCGACCTATTCTTCAAGTTGGTATACGGTACATCAGCAGAGGTTCGTTATCCTGCCGATAATATCCTTCGTGTATCTGACGGCGTCTGGGAAAGACCAGAGTATCTTGAAGTTACACACACTCGCTATAACGTAGACTATGTAGGCAAACAGATCGTTGGTGCCATCTCAGGTGCCAAGGCGTTTGTCGAGAAGTTCATTCGCCGTCGCACGGCCGCCGGATATGTGGATATCCTGTACATCTCAGGAAGAGCCGGAGAGTTTAACAACGGCGAACTTATCGGTCTTAACGTCAATAATAATCCAGTCTACGACAGAGCAAAGAGAGCCAAACTTATCGGTTCGGTAAAGCGTGTTATCCTACAGGATCGCAGCCGCGAGTTCCGCGTAGGTGACATTGTTACATTTGAAGGAACAATGAACGGCCTCGGTGGCATTGCTCGAGTAGAGTCTGTCAGTGAAGCAACCGGTATCGTTGACTTTATCTTTATTGACGGTGGATATGGTTACACGATCGACGCCGAGTCGATTATCTCTGAGAAGGTAATCTCTCTTAATAATGTCGTAGCCAATACAGGCAGCGATCAATACTTCCGTCTATTCGAACAGGCCGTAGAACCTGTTATTAACGCTGCATTTACGAGTGCCACTGCAAACCTTGCTGTTGGTGATACACTATTCCGTTATGCAGCAAATGGTCAATTAGCCGGCGCCGGTAATATCATCGATCTAGAGCAGACCGGTGCTAATGGCATGGTTATGATCTCCCATGTTAATGGTGTGTTTACCAATACGACTACATACTATACTGCTGGCAATACAATCTCGTTGTATGCTAATACGATTGAAGATAGAACAATCGGCGGTAAGGTCATGGGTATTCCACAGACATATACCCTGACTGTAGAAGATCAGATCGGTACGTTAGAGATCGGCGATAGTGTTCTGTACAAGAACACATCCGCTGTTGTCGGCACCGGTACGATCCAAAGCATTACATCGACAGGTACCGGCAATACTCTTATTCTTACATCATCTCGTGGTGTATTTCCAATCGGTCAAAGACTTGAAGTCACTACCAATCCTTCGGTATCTGCCAACGTAACAGTGGTCAATCTGACGGTTGGCGTATATGAAATCAAAAAATACATCAATACACTGAAATATTCTACCGCAAACAACAACGAACTTCCGTTCAGCAATAGAATCTATCGTTACGACAGTGCCGGCAAGAAGATCGCTGAGGGTCTTCTGCTGACGGTATCACATGATTCTGGTACATCCACCGGTAACCTGACCGTGATTCCTGTGAAAGGTTACTTTACAGAGACTGACGTATTCTATACCGATGCAAATACCTCACGTGCTACGACTGTAACCTATACCACATCAAATGCTGGTGGAGACTATGTAGCATCGGAGTACGCTCGTCTTATTACGCAGACAACAAACACAGTTGCGACTCCTATTACAACAAGCTTTGGATCAGGTGCACAGTTCAATGTTGGTACGCTTGGTGATACAGAAGACATCTTTATCGGTACAGACCTGATCTCTGCCAACGGTGTAGGAACACAGGATTACGATCGTGTAAACCTGACAGTTACATCAAACAGTGGCTTCGCAGTTGGTGATCGTGTTTACCAAGAGATAAGCAAGATTGCATTCAACGCAAACAGCTCTGTGAATGCTACGTCAGGATTTGTTGCTCTTC